AATCCGTTAACATCTTTGGATAAAGGGGTAACATCATCATTTGAATTTTTATTATCAGATTTTCCGACTCGTTCTTGCTTTGTAGACATCTGAACCAATACCGAACTCATATACAGAGGACCAGAACCACCCGATTGGTTTTTAATCAAGGTTGGATACATAGCACCAGGATTGTCGTAAATATGGTTAGTGAAAACAACAGGACAATTAGCCTTTGCTGCTGTATGTGTAATCGCTCTAAGCATTGATTTTAATGCTACCGCCCTAGCACCCATGTCCGCGCTATCCTTACCGTCTTCGATTACTTTTGCTTCTCTAGAGGATATAAGATTTCCCAAAGAATCTATAACCAACAAAACCTTTCCCTGTAGATTGTTATCGATGATGCTTTTCAAAAATTTTACAATTTGATTTCTACATTCTTCGATTACCTCTGTTGGACAATGTTTAATTTTTGATGGATCGCATCCTAAATTTGATGCTGTATCAGGATCAAGAGCATTTTCAGTATCAAAATAAGCCACTCTCATACCCTTCTTTTGAGCATGAGCCATTATTTTATTAACCATTAAAGTTTTTCCACATGCTTGGGGTCCAGCAAATCCTGTAATTCTACCCATAGGTATACCGCCATACAACGAACCCGAAATTATAGCGTTTAAAGCCATACAACCAGTGTCTATCCATTCTTTAACTGTGGAAAGGGCATTCTCATTTAGAAATGCTGCGTCTGGATTTAAATCATCTAGGATTTTAAAAGCATCGTCAATGTCAGCGAGGGGTTCGTTTTCTAGGTTTTCTTTTTTAGTTTTAGCCATATGGATATAATAACAAAAAATCCCGAAATGTCAAAACATTTCGGGATTTCTTTTGTAGTTTTTATATAAACTATTCTTCGAATAAATTTACCACCTTTTCTGATTTTCCGGTATTTACCGTTTCAGCACTAGGAGGAACGAACACATTGCTCTTATTAAAGAGTTGATTATATTGAGCCTGAAGTCTGAAATCCAAACTTTCTAGATTTGTTTTTGTAATATTAGAACAGTTGTAATAAAAAATAACATCTTCAGATTTATCGGCCAAAAATTCTCTAAAGAATAGAGGCAATAGTTGAACAGACATGCGACCTTGATTATCAGATACGACATGAAGAATTACGGGGTTTTTTACCGCAAATTGTGTTTCACATTGTTCTTGTTCACCTAAGATGGTTCTGCCAATAGGATCGAGGAATGTTATAAGTTTTGTTTTTGTTTCTGTTTCTGTTTCTGTAGTGTTTTCCATACATTATTAATTTAACACATTGGATAAATAATTCAAGTACAAATCAAAAATTATTTATGAACTGGAGACTTTTAAATAAAAATTATAAAAATTTTAAAATTTGGGTTCAACCCGAAACTGATAAGTTTTACGGAACTCATCTTAAATTGGAAGATGAAATAATAGAAACTGATTCATACCAAGAATTGATAGATCGCATAGATAATTTTCAAGATGAATACCAAAAACGTGTAAGTAATTGGGCTAAAGAATTTTTAAAAAAACTAAGAGAAGAGGTCTAATAGGTTTGTATGATAATCGAATCCAACTTTAGGTTTTGGCCATCCGATAATAGAATAAACTCTTCCGATAACAGGAGCTATAGTTTTTTCAAACATTAATTTATAATCTGGTTTTATATAAGTCTTAAATTCTTCTGGATAATCTGTAAAAAATCCCATATTTGAATATCCATATTTATTTCTTTCGCAATAGAAAAATTTAAATTTTTGGCCGTTTCCAATTTTTAAATATTTGTTATCTATTTCTAATTTTTTGAGAAGTTCGTTATAATTTATAGCGGCCTTAGTATGATTTGGTGTACCTAGTGCGTATTTACCATCAACATATCCTCTTTCTCCTTTATCATAATCGTTAACTTTTTTTCTAACCGATAGTAATTCTTCGTTAAAATTCAGAAATTTTTCAAAACTTTCATTGAAAATTCTCATCGATGTTTCTTTATTCTTAGAAAGAATTGCTGTTTCTATACTATTTTTTATAAGACTTTTAACTTCTTTTGACATGATAGATTTGGCTACTTCAATTCCTTTATATAGAAATTCATTTTTAACAATCCCTTCACTATCTAAAATATGCAAGATGTAAAATTTTTTCTTTTGTAGAACCGCGATATCACATATTTTTTCTCTTTTGAAAACATATCGAGGGTCTAATGAATTTAATTCTTTTTTAGCCCATTCTTGTATTTCTGCGTTTAGATAATCTCCAAAGTTTTCTATCAAGGTGTTTGAATCTTTTTCGATCAAATTATTTTTTGCTAGATTTATATTTCTATCTTTCAGTATTTTTGTAAATTCTATAAATATACTGTCAGTGTCAGAATATCTAATTATATCATCAAATTTACAATCAATTCCTTCTGATATAAATTTATCAAACATTATTTGAGCGCCTTGTTTAACCGCAGATTGTCCTGTTAGGGTTATGGATTCGGCATGGTCTAGATCAAATAAAGGTGAATATTTTTGACTAAATACACCGTAACAAGAATTTAGAACCACTTTATAAACTTCCGATAACGTTTTATTATCGGTAATAAGTTCTTCGTATTTTGCTTTTAGATTTATATCGGTTTCTTTTGAATACAATTTTTCGTATTTACCTTGTTCTTTTTTAGCTTTTACTCTAAGATCATAAAGATTGTCTACAAATTTTGGTATTACTCCTTTAAATTTTTGAGTATATAGCACATTGGATTTAGATACAGCTAGGTTTTCTTTTGTTATTAATTTATCGTATTTTTCTTTTGATATAACAACCTCTTTATTATTTGAAAGTAATAAATGGTAATTATTATTTTCTATTTTTGTAATTTTACCCACTTTAGTTTCGGGTGATATGTTTAAGGTTATAATTGTATTCGGATACAAAGAATTAGCGTCATATGTTACGATATTTTCATACAGACCGGGTACGGGTTCTTTGACATACCCGCCTTCAAACTTTCCCTTTTCGTTTTGTATATTGTATGTTGGTATATACATACCATCTTTGAGAGCTTGAAATGCTACTGCTCCTGTAATTAGTTGCACCTTTGCCATCGCTCTTTCGAATGGAATAAATCCTTTGTATGCTAAATTTTTAACTAATTTTAAATATTTTAACTTTTCTTCAAGTTTAATAAGAAGTTTTACGTCTTGGATATTATAATCTACGAAGGTATGCCAATCCGTATCGGCTAAATCTGACAATGATACTGAATTAAAGGCCACTTTCTGTTCCTTTAATTCGTATTCGGAAATATAATTCAAAGAATACGATTCTCTATCCCCTAAAGCAAAGGTTTGATAAACGTCCATATAGTCTAGATGGGATATTCCATATATTATCCACCTATCTTTTGCTTGTCCTTTTAGATTTACGGATGCTTTGGGTTTAAGCCATATTTTATTTACAGGAGAAAGTTTTTTATTTTTATCCTCACCCAACACTTTTTCGATTCTGTTTATAATATAAGGAATATCATACCCATGAGAGTTCCATCCAGTAACCACATCTGGATAATCTGACCGCCAAAATTTTAAAAATAAAACTAATAATTCTTTTTCAGAATCGCATTTTGTGTATATAACATCATCATCCTTTGTATAATAAGAATGTTTTAATCCCCATGTATAAAATTTTTTAGACAAACTATCATATATAGTTATGAGATTTATGGGGTCTGATGCTTCTTCTGGTGTGGAAAATTTTCTATTGGTTGCATAAGTTTCGATATCAAGATAGAAAATTTTTAAGGGGTGTTCATCTTTAATACCAGTTTTGAATGTATCTAATAGATATTGCTGTTCTATTGGTAGATTGTGATATATTTTTTTAATTGGCGATGATTCCAAGTAATTCTTTCTATCATAATTATTTTCAAATTTTATCTTTTTTAGATTTGATTTAAAAATAGAAACACCGTCATTAGCATCATTAGATTCTATAAAAAAATAAGGTTCTACGGTTTGATCGAATTCTGTCCGATTTCCGTTTTCATCCCACGTCCACAGATGAATAGAATTTGTTTTATTGTTATAAAAAATATTGCGAAACCCCATCGAAATAGTATACAATATTTTTTATTACCGTCAATTTATTTTTTGTTCGGGATTAAGTTCTATCAATCTAGGAGCATTTTGATTTCTCTCTTTGCTGCCATATTCTGTGAAATATACGGCTTCATATTCGTTGATATGATCTTCAAGCCACATCGTTTCAACATATTTTCTAGCATTGGTAGAATGCTTGATATAAGAATCAAAATCTTTTGTTATTGTAGATAGTTGATCTATTAATTCATCTCCGGTTTTAAATCTAAACGGTGCTTCTTCGTAGGTACAAAGATCTTGGAATGCACCGGGTAGGCCGATAGCACCGGATTCAATCATTTTAATATTAGATTTAGACTTGTTAAAAATATTATCAACCAAAGGCGCATATACTGCATTACAGCCCAATTCTTCTAACCCTTTCGGTAGTTCAAATAAAGGCGACCAATTGTGAAATTCCATTTCACCTGAATTGATGAATGGTTTCAATGCTACTGGATAACATCCTTTAAATACAAATTTAAATTTCTTTCTAGCCTTTATAATAGACTCAACAATATGACCAAAATCATCCTTGCCGCCTGTTCTATTTAGAACGTCAATATGAGTTCCTGATCCAGCATATAGTATTCTAGGTCTTTTCTTATTTTTATCAAAACTATTTTCTAATTTTTTCCTATCGTAATATTTATCCAGCCAGAATTTTGGAGCATAGTTAGGTAAAATTGTAATATTTTTATTACCAGTTTTATCTTGGTAGTAATCTTTCATGAATTTACATGTTACGGTTATTTCGTCAACCGATCCCATAACTTTCATGATATTATCTACAATCTTTTGGTCTGTAAAAGCATCTCTACATCTATTATAAAGAGGAATATCATCTCTTAGTGCTATATCATCAATTTCATAGATCAAACGGAATCCCATTTGTTTTTTGACTTTTTGTAATTCTTCTACAAATGCAACCTGAGAATCGGTGGCTTGTCTTTGCATTCTAACGGCTTTTAATGAACTATAAAAACGCATATCAAGTATCATTTGAGTCATTCCCGATATAATCCCTTTATTATACCCATTAATAAGGTATTCTGGCCAAATCATGCGCCAATATCCACAGCCACCGTAATCAGCATAATAATTTAATGCTCTAGGTAAATTTGCTTCTGGCATTTCTATTGGAGGTGGTTCTGGTACTTTTATAGGACTTGCCGCCACATAAGAATAGCTTGGAGATCCTGTTGGCATTCCAACAGGAGCATTAGGAAATCCTGATTTTATAATGTTATATTGATATACAACTTTATTATTAATATTACTATCGTTTTCTCTAAGTGAAATTGCCATGTATACTATAATTACATATTTTTAACAAATTACAACTATACTTTAATAGAAGTAATACCGTTTTTCTTTTGTAGGAATATTATATTATCTATGTCCATATTGGAAATATTTGGATTGTGAGATATTATATATATTGATTCGTTTTCTTTATTAACTTTATTTCTTAAAATTTCCAAAAATTTTACCAGTCCTTTTTCATCTAATGCGCTATCAGCCCATTCATCATATATACTGATGTTAAAATTTATACCAGTTTGCATTTTTAATAAGTCTTGAAATGTAAAAATTACAGCAGCATCAACTCTTTTTCTTTCTCCACCAGATAAATTCCAATAATCCATATCTTTACCGTTTAATGTTTTTATAGTTGTATCGAATGTATCGTCAAAATAGCATGAACATGGTGCTTCTAGCGTTAGAAGATAAAAGTTTAATCTTTCATTTAAAAATTTTAAAATTTTCTTTATGATTATAGTTTTAACACCGTCTTCTGAAACTATCAATTTAGCGTTTTCTAGGATGTCGAGTTCTTTGTATAAGGTTTTTATTTCTTCTTGTATTGTTTTTATTTCGGTTGTTAAATTTTCTATTAATATATCAGTATTGTCTTTTTCATCCTTTAGTGCTTCTATATTTTTTAATATCTCTTCGTTTTTAGTTTCTATAATTTTAATCTGATTATCTAAATTTTTAAGTCTTTCTATTTCTTTTTTTATTTGAACGTTTTTAATTTTTGATTGTTGTAATATCTCTTTTATTTTGTTTAATTTAAGTTTTAATGTTTCGTCTTCATCGGAAATATCGTTAAAGTCTTTCTTTAGGTTATCGAGTTCTGTTGTTATTTCATTTATTCTATCTTCGCTTGAACATTTATCTTCCGAGTAAGGTCTTTTACAGCTAGGGCAAACACCTGTTGCTTTTTTAAGATTGTCCAATTCTTTATTCAAATCTATTATTTTTGATTTCTTTACATTTAAAGAAATTTCAAAATCTTTTAACTTTTCATTTATTTTTATAAAATCTTTCGTTTCGATGTCGTTTATTTTTTCTTCTTTATTATACAACTCTTCTTGTAGGTTTTTAATGGTATTTGTTACATCAAAATCATTATTCTGTATATTTTTAATTTCTTTCTTATTGTCTTCGATTCTATTTAATAACGATTCAATTTTTTCATTTTTAAGAATTTCGTTGTTTATTTTTTGTTTTTTTAAATTATCTAGATTTTTTTGCTCGCTAGTAAAAAGAACGGTTTTTGTATCAGAAATTTTTTTAGTGTCATTGTAATCCTTTCTTATTTTTAAAAGCATTTCACTGAAAATATTTAAATTCATGACGCCTTCTATAAACTTTCTCTTTTCTATTTTCTTTTGCGCCATAAAAGGTATGGTGTTATCTGACGATAATATAACAGAATTTTTAAATACATCTTGATTTACCCCCAATACATCACATATATATTCATTGTTTTTTTATCGTCAGAT